ATAAAGATACAGTATTTACAGAAAAGACAGAGGACGGAACAGTAGAACAAGAGTTTAAAGATTTAACTTTAACAACTACAATCAAAAAAGAAATGGAACAAGGTGGATTTAAGATTGTAGAAGAATCTACAGTTAAAGTAACAATGCCAGAAGGAACAGTATTAATCTGGAACGAACAAGAAGGATTTATCGTACCACAATATCAAATGTGTACTTTAGAAGAATTAGAAGAAGATATTAAAAACATTAAAGATATATATAACGAAGAACAAACCGAAGAATAATAGGAGGTGTAATAATGACACTAGAAGAATTTAAAACTAATGTTTACTCACTTATTGAAGAATACAGTGAAAATGCAGACGATCTAACAGAAGATGAAGACTTAGCTTTAAAAATGAATAGTTGTATCAATACTATATTGAATGAAATGAGTAGATTTAAAAAAATAGATGCCTATACTACTTTAGAAGTAACAGAGGGTGACAATTTGTCACAAACTGATATAGCAAGTGATATGTACCAATTAAACCTTATTCGTGGTGTTGACTATGAAACTATCCAAAATAGAGTATTATTTAATGAAACAGGAACAGCACAAGTATATTACTACAAATATCCAAAACAAATAACAAGCGAAACAGAAGATGATTATAAGTTTGAATTAGATACAGATGCTTTAAATATTATGACTTATGGAGTAGCAGGACTATTATTAGCTAGTGATATTTCAAATAATTACGGGCAAATTTACACTAACTTATATAGAGAAAAGATAAATACATTAGATTCACGTAAAACTATGCCTAGTGTAACTATCACAGGAGGAATTAATATCTAATGGCTGATATAGTAAGTGGAAGTTTAGTTACAAGAAATTATAAAAACTTTAAAGGTGTAGATTTTAGTAATAGAAAAGATGAAGTGTCATTATATAGATCACCAGATGCTTTAAACGTATGGAAGAATTATAAAAGTAGTAATGGAAGATGCATAGAAACAAGACCAGATGTAGAATTAATCGACACTTTCGATAATACTATTTTTGGTCTGTTTTTTTATACAATAAATACAATAGAACATATGATAGTACATAGTGGTACAAGTCTATATGATATTAATATGTCAACTAAGGAAAAGAAAGTAATAAAGAAAGATGGTATGAAACCTGCAAAGAGCCAAGCGTTTATAAGTAATAACATATTCTTTATTAAGGACGGATTAAACTATTTAGAATATGATGGTGAAACAATAAAAGAAGTAGAAGGTACAATCCCAGTTACTTTTATCAACTGTAAGCCAGAAGGTGGAGGAGTAGCATACCAAGACCATAATATGCTAAGTGCATCAGAACAAAATTGGTTTTGTGCAGATGGTAAATCAAAAGACTATTTCTTAAACGATCAAAAAATAACTAGAGTAGATAAGGTATGGATAACAGGAGCTAATGGTGAAGATATACTAACTACAGATTATACGGTAGACGAAGTAAAGGGTAAGGTAACGTTTAATACAGCACCAGCAGAGCCTAATACAGTAGGGCAAGACAATGTAAAGATACAATATACAAAGAATAGCCAATCAAAAGCAGATAGAATTAAAAAGTGTTCTATCTTAACTGTATTTGATGACAGGATATTCTTTAGTGGTAATGTAGATTATCCTAATTACATATTCCATAGTGAGTATAACGGTATAGTAGGACTAGCAGATCCAAGATATATAAGTGATACAGACTATTATCCAGAAGGAATAGATACAGCAGCAGTTAAGTCAATGGTAGCTGGAAACAATGCTTTATGGGTATTTAAAGAGCCAAGCCAAGCAAATACAAGTATCTTCTATCATATTCCTAACGATATATATAACGAGAATTTAGGAGAAAACCAAAGAGGATATCCAAGTACACACTCTAGTATTGCTACAGGTTGTGTAGGTGGAGCAATTAACTTTAGAGATGATATTGTATTCTTTTCTCCTAATGGTATGGAAGGTATGGCTACTACTGATGTTACAACAGAGCAATTATTAGCTCATAGAAGCGATTTAGTAGATAGTAAACTACTTAATGAATCTAACTATAAGAATATGATACTAGAAGAATGGGAAGGCTATTTATTAGTAATTATAGATAATCACGTTTACTTAGCAGATAGCAACCCAGAATTAAAATATGAATGGTATTACTGGGAATTAGATATGAAAGTAACTTGCACTTCTGTCAAAGACGGAGTGCTTTATTTATGTGGTGATAATAAGATTTATACACTAACAAACAATAAAGAAGAAAGAAATGTAGAAGCATACTGGACTACTTTAGAAGATGAGTTTAAATATCCTCAATATCTAAAAACAACTAATAAAAAAGGTTGTGTAGTAGATGCAATAGGGAACATAACAGTTTCAATGAAATTAGATAATGAATCTTTTCAAAAGATAGATACATACAAGAATACAAAAGGATTTGTAGTAGTAAAGAAGAAAAAGAAAAAATGGAAATCAATACAAATGAAATTTAGTTCAAATAAACCTTTTAGCTTATATTAATCAACTATAGAAAGTTGGGTAGGCGGATATGTTAAAAGGTAGAAAGGAAGTGAAAACAGATGGCAATTAACTATAACGATTCACGTTTTACTGAATTAGAAAAAGATAAAAATGCAGCCTTAAATCAAAGTAATAGTACATACGATAATCTGATGAACGATAGTAAAGGCTATTATGATAACTTAATCAATCAAAGTAAAGAATGGGCTGATAAACAAGCAGATATACAAAATCAACAAACAGAGTTTGCAATAGATAAAATAGAGCAACAAAAAGATAAAGCCGAAAAGGATTATACAAAAGAGCAAAAAGGTGCATATCAAGATTATATGAAGCAAACAAATGCTTACGGATCTAATATGCAAGCAGCAGGACAAAAAGGTTTAGGTGGAAGTGGTTGGAGCGAAACAATCCAATCAGGTTTTTATAATACATACCAAAACAGATACGCCCAAGCAAGAGAAAGCTATAACAATATTGTTATGAACTATGACAACAACATTAAAGAAGCTCAATTACAAAATAGTTCGGCATTAGCTACTATATATGCAAATGCACAAGCAGAACAATTAGAATTAGCATTACAAAGCTTCACAGTTATTAAAGACTTAACATTAGGTAAACAAAATGCGTATATGGCTTTAGATAGTGAATACAACAATAGATGGAGACAAATAGAATCACAAATTAATACAGAAAATGCTTTAGCAGAACAAATAAGACAAGCGAAAGCAGATGAAGCATATAAACAAGCTGCACTAGCAGAACAACAAAGACAATTTAATCAACAAATGGCATTAGAAAGAGAACAATTTAATTGGCAAAAAGCACAAGCTAGTGCAAGTGGTGGTTCGTCTAGTAAATCTAGTAGCTCAGGAAGTACAAGTGCTAAGAAAACTAATAGTTCAGGAAGCACATCAGCAAGTAAATCTAGTAGCTCAAGTTCAAGTACAAGCAGCACAGTAAAACTATCTAACGGAAAAACTGGATATACAAGTGCTATTACAGCTTATAAGAAATCTGGTGGAGGAACACCATATAGCGAAAGTGCTTTAGTAAGTAAAGGTATAGTTAAATCATATAAATATAACGGTAAAACTTATTACTATGTTCCATAGGAGGTGAATATATGGCTGTTAAAAGAAAAAAGCTTTATGCTTCAAAATTAGAAAAAGCTATAGAAGAATTAGACAACTCCGTTTATGTAGTAGAGGAAAACGGAAAAGCAGTAAAAGATCCAAACTCCTTAAAGGTTGTAGGTAATCAACTTAATACAAGATTAGGGAAAAGTAGTTCTTTTCCTACAACTTCAAAATCTTATGTAAGCACAAAAAAAGATGATGATGAAAACAAATGGTTTAAAAAAGGTGTCTTTAATGATGGGTATGATTTTGGAGATATAACTAAAACAATCTTAGGAACTACAGGAGATGTAGGTGTAGGTGTTTTAAAAGGTATTACTGGTATGGCAGAAGGTATAGTTGACTTAGGTAGATACGGTATATCAGGAGTTGCCGATTTGCTAGGTGCTGATAAATATGCAGAAGATGTAAAAGAAAGAGCAAGACATAACACTACAGAATTTTTGCTTGGTGGTGTAGAAGATTGGGTAGACCAATATTCAGTGTTAGGTAATAAATCGGACAATATAACACAAGCGTTAGGATATGTTGGGGGTATAGTTGGTACAGGAGGATTAGGTTCGGCAGCAGGTTTAGGTACAGCAGGTACAACAGCCTTAACAACAGGCACAACTTTTACTAGCTCAATGGGTAGCGGAATGGGCGAAGCTTATGATAGCGGAGCAACAGATAAAGAAGCAGCAACTTATGGAGCTATTAAAGGTGCTGGTGATGCAGTAACAGAATTAATATTCGGTGGTTTAGGTAAAGGTATTAATGCAGTAGGATTAAGCAAAGGTTTATCTAGTGCAGATGATATGTTAGCTAAAAGCCTAAGTAGTAAAATTAGCAATCAAATTGCTAAAAACTTTGTTCAATTTGGTGTAAAAGCAGGGGCAGAAGGAACAGAAGAAGTATTAGCAGGTATTAACTCTGCTTTCGCTAAAAAACTTACTTATATGTCCGAAGAAGATATAGGTAAACTAATAAAAGATGAAAAATTATTAGATCAATTTGTTGCTGGAGCAATTACAAGTGGTATAGCTCAAAGTGGTATAGTGCCAGGAACAAAACAAGGAAGTTTATTAGAAGCAAATAAAACAGGCAAAGATTTTATTACTGGAGATACTAAAAACAAACAAATAACAACAGAAGAATTTAATCAAGCAGTAAATGAAGAAATACAAAAAGGCAATTATAATTTAACTACAGAAGAAGTAGAAGAAATTAGAATAGAATTACAAGAGGAACTACAAAAAGAAGGGGTAACAATAGTAGATTCTCAAGAAACTATAGCACCAACTCAAAAAGATCCACAAACAAGAACATTATATACAGGATCACCAAATACAAATATTCAACAGTTTAAAGTTGGTGGAGTAGATGGTTCAAAACAATCAGGTGACAGATATGGCAAAGGCGTTTATTTAACTACTAATAAAGATACAGCCAAAGGTTATGCCGGAGAAAGTGGAAAAGTTTACGAAATAAATACAGATGATTTAAACATTTTCAACTTAAATGATACTGTCACTAAAGAAATGAAAGAATCATTAATAAACGAATTAAACAGTGCTGATAAACAATATAGAAATTCTATATTAAGAAATATAAAATCAGAAAAGACATTTACAGACTTTGATAGTGCTGAAAAGTTTTTAGATACACAAGAAGCAATATGGCAAGAACAAGATGGTTATTATGATGCAAATAAGCCAAAAATAAAGAGTGTAGATTATAAAACAAACCAAGCAACTATTGAATATACAGACTTTAATGATTTAGAAAATTCAATAAGCAATTTAACGGGAAATCAACTGTATGATGCTTTAAAAAGCATTAGCACAGATGATTTTTCTTCGTTTATAACAGGAAATGGTTATGATGGTATTTCTTTTGATGAAGATGCTAACAATCAACAATATGTAATTTATAGAAATGAAGATAAATTAAATATTTTAAATAAAGATAATCCTAAAAGTGAAGAAGGACAAGATATAGCACCAGTAAAAGAAAATACAATAGATTATAGTGCAGTAAAAGAAGAAGAAATGCTACCTTATTTAGAACAAGAAAACAAAGGTAGAATGGAATCTATAACAGATAAAGAAGCACCTATTGAAACAGAAAGGAATTATGATTATATTCCTGATACTATTTCAATGGATAAAAAATCATTAAAATCGTTAAGTAAAAACATTAAAACCGAATTAGGATTAAATAAAGCTCAAACAACAGAATTAGAGAATGTAATTCAAGAGTTTAGTACAAACGAAACAGCAACAAGAGAAGATTTATTTAATACTATTCAAGAAAGATTTAGTGAACAAACAATAGAGCATAGAAACGAAGAATTAGCAGAAATTAAGGGAGATTTAAGAAATCGTAGAATTTATGTCGATGATTATTTAAAATCTGAATTTAAAGATGGATTTAATAAAATAAGACAACAAAACTTTAATAAACTTAAATTCACTAATGACGGTATGGAAGTAGATAGTGCATATCAAGAATTAAGCGAATTATTCCCTGCTTATTTCCCTAATGATATAAACAATGCACAAGAAAGACTACAAAGAATAATTGAAGTAGCTAATGAAGATATTATTGATGTAGAAAACTATGTAATACCAAATTATGCAATAAAAGATATAACTGATTTTGTATATGATAGCATTAACGATTATAAGTTTGATGAATATGTAAAAGCAGTAGAACAAGCAAGAAAAAGCCCGATAGACGATAGTATGGTACCTCCTATTATGGAAGAATTAAGCGAATTAACAAGCGAAATCAAAAATATGATGAAAGATACTAAGAAAGAAATAAAGTCGCTTAAAAAAGAAATTAATGGGGTAAAAACAGGTATTAGTGAAGCACTAGAAGATATTACACCAGTTAAGGAAATGAAAGTTAATAAATCGGATCAAGGAATGCTAGATTTAGGCATTAACAAACTTAAAGGAGTAGAAGGGCAACCTAGAAATATAGATGTAGAGCCAATAGATACTAGCAAAGCTAAACAACTTACTATAGACGGAACAGAAGAAGATTTAGTAACAAAAACTAAAAAAGAACTTAGAAAAGCGCTATTAGGAACAGATGCACAAAAAGAATATATTACAAATGTCTTAGATAATGCTAAAAATCGTTCTATGGCTTTAATGAATAATACAGATACTATTAGAAATACTGAATTAGTATTTGGTAGAGATGCAGGGAAAATAATTAATGAGGTTATATTCCAAAAAGAAATAGATAACGAAGCAGATAGTATAGCTTGGCAAAATAAAGAAAGAGATGAAATTAAAGCTTTAGGTATTAAGGCACGTTCTAAAGAATCAGCAGCAGTACAAAAATATGGTGAAAAACAATATATAAATGATGTTGGGGAACTTGTTGCTTATGGTGATAAAGAATTAGCAAGTGAATTTAGTGATGTTGAAACACAAGAAAAAATCAAAAGAGCAGCACAAGTAATTAGAAATAAATATGACAATTACATAGATACAGCTAATGATGTTTTAACTAAACTAGGATTTGATCCAATCCCAAAAAGAAAAGACTATATGCGACACTTCCAAGAGTTAAACGATGTATTTAGTAGATATGGTATTCCATTTAATGCTCAAAATATGGCAGAACACGTACTACCCACTGATATTAATGGATTAACTGAGTTCTGGAGTCCACAAAAGAATTATTTTGCGAATATGCAACAAAGAAAAGGCTTAAAGACTACTTATGATGCTATCACAGGTGTAGATGGCTATATTGGTGGTATTGCCAACTTAATTTATCATACAGAAGATATACAACGTGGTAGAGCCTTTGAAGAACTGATAAGAGAAACTTATGGTGAAAATAAAGGATTTGAAAACTTAGAAAACCTACCAGAAGAACTGCAACAAGCAAGAGCAGAAAAAATACAAGATAATCATTTATCTAATTATGC